AACAAAAACTGGAACAGCAAATAGAGGTGGTGGTGGTGGAGGCGTAAGAGTTGGTCTAAGTGGTGGATCAGGTGGTTCTGGTATAGTAATAATAAGGTATAAGTTTCAATAATTATGACAAGTAAAATAAAAGTAGATAACATAACAGACCAAGATGATAATAATATTATCAATGAAAGTGGTGATGTAATTACAGTCGGTGCATCTGGTGATACGGTTGCAGTTGCAGGAAATATTGTAAAATCAAATGCATTACAGGCATCTGATGCTGGGAATATAATAAGTCAAAGTGGTACAACAATTACAATAGGTGCTTCAGGAGATACGGTATCATTAGCTAGCGGAGCATCACAATCAGGATTTGGAAGATCAGGAACTGTTGACTGGCAAACGTCAATTAAAACATCAAACTTTGATGCAGTAAGTGGACAAGGTTTTTTTGTAAATTCAGGAAGTGGAGCAATAACTGTTACACTGCCAACATCACCTAGTGCAGGAGATATAGTTTCAATTGCAGACTATGGTTTTAATGCAGCTACAAATAAAATTACAATCGATAGAAATTCACAACCTATAAATGGTTTTTCAGTAGATGGAGAAATAACTACAAACGGAGGAGCATCTACTTTAGTATATTCAGATTCAACAAAAGGTTGGGTTGCAGTAAATGACACTACTACAGGAGTTGTATCTCAAGAATATGTTGCAGCAACTGGTGGAACAGTAACAACAGTTTGTACAAATTTTAAAGTTCATACATTTACAGGTCCAGGAACTTTTTGTGTTTCCAATGCAGGAAATGCAGCTGGTTCAAATACAGTAGATTATTTAGTTATCGCCGGAGGTGGTGGCGGTGGAGGTAGTGAAGCAGGAAATGGAGCCGGTGGTGGCGGAGGCGGTGGTGGTGCTGGTGGTTATCGTTATTCTGCATCAACTTATACAGGACCCACAACAACAGGTATAATGTGTGCAGGATCAGCTTTGCCTGTTACAGCGACAGCTTTTCCAATAACAGTTGGTGGAGGGGCAAGTCCAGGAAATTCTCACCCAAATTGTGCTTCAACAGGAAGTAGAGGAAGTAATTCAGTATTTTCAACAATAACATCAACCGGTGGTGGCGGTGGTGGAGGATGTGGAACAGGTAATACACCAGGTAATATGCCCGGTGGTAGTGGCGGTGGTAGAGATGGTGATCACAACACGTCATCTGGAACAGGTAATACACCTCCAGTATCACCCCCTCAAGGATTTAAAGGAAGACCACTAGCACCTGATAGAACAGGAGCAGGTGGAGGTGGAGCTGGTGGAGCACCCACTGCTTGTAGTGCAGGTTCAGCTGGAAGTGCAGGAGATACAAATGCAATAACAGGATCAGGAGTTGCTAGAGGCGGCGGTGGCGGTGGTGGTGCCGGAGGTGGACCAAGATCGGGTGGATCAGGAGGTTCTGGTGGTGGAGGAACTGGTGGAACAGCTAACAGTGCAGGATCACAATCACCTTCAAACCCTCCAGGTAGATCATCTGCATCAACTAATACAGGTGGTGGCGGTGGTGGCGCTGGAGCAGGATTTGACGGGGATAGTAATGGAAATGGTGGAAGCGGTGTGGTAATAATTAGATACAAGTTTCAAGGTTAATTATGAGTGAAGTAAAAGTAAATAAAATAACACCAAGAACAGATTGTGGAACTACACAGTTAGGAGATAGTGGAGACACAGTTACAGTTACTGGTGATTTAAGATCAAACAGTTTAAAAGCAGCTGACGGCGGAGTAATTATTAGTCAGTCAGGAACTACAATTACAATTGGTGCATCTGGAGATACAGTTTCTCTTGCTAGTGGAGCATCACAATCAGGTTTTGGTAGATCAGGAACAGTTAACTGGGACACTACAATTAAAACATCAAATTTTACAGCCACATCAGGAAGTGGTTTTTTTGTAGATACATCATCAGGAGCTGTAACTGTTACGCTTCCCGCATCACCCAGCGCTGGAGATATTGTATCGGTAGCAGATTATGCTGGAACATCAGCAACTAATAAAATCACTATTGCTAGAAATAGCTCTAACATAGAAGGAGTAGCATCTAATTCAGCTATAGAAAGTAACAGAACTGCTGTTACTTTAATATTTGCAGACTCAACTCAAGGATGGGTTCCAGTTAATGATCAAACAGGTTCAAAACTTGATCCAGCTTTTGTTACAGCAACAGGAGGAACAGTAAAAACTTGTGGTAATTTTAAAACACATATTTTTACAGGCCCTGGAACATTTTGTGTTTCTTGTGCAGGAAATCCTGTTGGTACAAACACAGTAGATTATTTTGTGGTTGCTGGAGGAGGTGGAACAAACTCAGGTGGTGGTGGAGCAGGAGGATTTAGAGTATCTAATTCAGTTGGATGTGTTCCAGCACCAACAATGTCTCCTTTATCGAACCCATCAGGTTTACCTGTTTCAGTTCAAGGTTATCCAATAACTGTTGGTGCAGGTGGAACAGCAGGATCGGGTCCTACTAATCAAGGGTCACAATCTATATTTTCAACAATAACATCTACAGGAGGTGGTCACGGAGAATCAAACGATCAAAGCACTTCTGGAGGTCCAGGAGGATCTGGAGGTGGAGGAGGAAGATCTTCTACTACTAATCCTGGAGGAGGATCCGGAAACACTCCACCAGTAAGTCCTCCTCAAGGTAATAATGGAGCATCTACAGGTGCTTCTGTACCTTATAAAGGAGGTTCTGGAGGTGGAGCTGGAAGTGGAGCAACTCCAAGTAATGGTGCTACAGACTCTACAGCAGGAGCAGGAAGTTTTATAGCAGATGCTTTTATAGGAGGATGTGCTCCAAGTTTTGGAACACCAGGTCCTGTATCGTCAACAAGATATTTTTCTGGAGGTGGTGGAGCTGGAGGTGGTAATGGTGGATCAGGACAAGCAGGTGGAGTTGGTGGTGGTGGAACTGGTTCAGATACAGATCAAGGACCTCCAGGTTTAGGAGGCACAAATACAGGTGGTGGTGCTGGAGGATCAGATGGTAGTGGTTCAAAAGCAGGTGGTTCTGGTATAGTAATGATAAGGTATAAATTTCAATAGTTGAATGGTAGTTAAATTTAATATATAAGGAGAAACATTATGGCACATTTTGCAAAACTAGGAGCTAACGGAAAAGTTCTTCAAGTATTAACACTTGATAACAAAGATATGTTAAATGCTGATGGTGTTGAAGATGAATCAGTAGGTCAACAATATTTAGAAATACACAATAATTGGCCTGCACAAATGTGGATTCAAACTTCATATAACACTATGCGTAATACACATAACTCTGGTGATAACTCAAAAGCATTTAGAGGAAACTACGCAGGTATAGGTTATGAATGGAACGAAGATGATCAAATCTTTTGGCCTAAAAAACCACATGCATCTTGGACTAAAAATACTTCAACTGCATCTTGGGATGCACCTATAAATTATCCATCAGTAATTAATGATGGTGCAGATCCTTCAATATGGTATTGGGCAATATCATGGAATGAAACTGCTTACCAAGCCGACAATACAAAAGGTTGGGAAGGTGTAAAATCAAATGATTCTGCAGATCCAAAAACTGTTTATGATTGGAACGGAACTGATTGGGTTGCTCAATAGTTGACTTTTCTTTAGATTAGTATTAAATGGGTGGTGGTATGCAAAAGAAAGTATTAAGTGAACAGGCATTATATTTTGGAGATGTGGCAATGCCTAAAGACTGGGACATTGACCGAGATAAATTATCAGGCGATATTTTACAATCAGTAATTCAAAACAAAGATTTTTCGTTTTCACGAACATTCGATATGTTGAGCACATATATTTCTGATCATATTAGAGTTGAATATGAAGTTAATTTAATTAACAAAGAAACGTGGGGCGATATTTATAAGCCTCAAGAGACAACGATTCCATTATTAAATGTAGATCCAGTAGATCTACGTAACTCACCAGATTACACATTACTATATGGTGTAAAAGTCGAAGATTGTAATGTTCGAATACATTATGAAGACAACAGACGTAAAGGTAGAAGTTGGGATATACCATTAACTAATAACAAATTTATTATGTTTCCATCAACTAATATGTATTACATAACTAATAATCAAAAGGATAGTTTAAATTTTGTGCAAACTATAACATATGAATATATCTAATTATTATTGGTATTTTAAATCTGCGCTAACACCTAAATTTTGTGATGATGTTATTAAATATGCTAATAATAAAAAAGAAGTTATGGCTAGAACAGGTGGGTTTGGTGATAAAAAATTAAATAAACAAGAAGTTTTGGATTTAAAAAGAAAAAGAAACTCTGATTTAGTATGGTTAAATGATACTTGGATATACAAAGAAATACACCCATATGTTCATGAAGCCAATAAAAATGCTGGTTGGAATTTTGAATGGGATAGATCTGAATCTTGTCAGTTTACAAAATATAAGTTAAATCAATATTACGATTGGCATTGTGATAGTTGGGATAAAGCTTATGAAAAAGAAGGACCTGATAAAGGTAAAATTAGAAAACTATCTATGACCTGTCAGTTAACAGATGGATCAGAATATCAAGGTGGTGAATTAGAATTTGATTTTAGAAACTATGATCCACATATGCGAGACGAATCAAAACACAGAATACAGTGTAAAGAAATATTACCAAAAGGTTCTATTATTGTGTTTCCTAGTTTTGTGTGGCATAGAGTTAAACCAGTAACATCAGGCACAAGATATAGTCTTGTGGTATGGCATTTAGGGAGGCCTTTTAGATAATGTTTATAAATAGTTATTTTCCAACTGTAATATGGAGTGAAGAAAAACCAGAGTTTGTTAAATCTTTAAACAAAGCAAGTAATAAATATATCGCTGATGCTCGTAAAAGAGAAAAAGAATATATAAAAAAACACGGTGACTTTGGAAGATCTTATCATTCAACACCACTAACAATGGATAATGATTTTTTAGATTTTAGAAATTATATTGGTCAAAAGTCTTGGGAATATTTAGATCATCAAGGTTATGATATGTCACAATATCAAACTATGTTTTCTCC